CAAACAAAAAAACGGTTGTCCATGCATCATCTGTAAAAGTCCATGTACTTGTTTAAATTCTTTCCTGATACTTGGGGTCCACTTGTGTACATCTGCGTGAGTCCAAGTTCTATCTGCAAACCGTTCAAAATAAATCGTGTATGCAGGCTGTATTGCTACTGGTGTTTTGATCATGCAACAGTTAGTGTACCGTCTGATAAAAACGTATGAAAGTATTTACCATCTGATTGGGTTACGGTTCCGCCTGTTAATACTTGACCATAAGTATCTTCGTAAGCAATAATCACAATTCCTTCATGACCATTACCACCTGCGGGGGAAGTTCCTGTAGCACCACCCCCACCTCCGCCGCCGGAGCCGTAATACGTGCCTGCTCCGCCGCCACCAGAGCCGCCACCATTACCACCTCCAGTAGCACCGCCTGCACCCCCAGAAGGATCACCACCGCCACCACCAGAGCCACCATAGCGTTGCCCGGTTAATGCCCAGATTGGGCCTGCTTGACCTGCAGAGCCATTAGTATCGTCTCGTCCTTGTCCGCCTTGTACACCATTCGGTACACCACCTGCACCACCTGCACCGGTACCACCTGCTTGTCCAGGGCCTCTAAAACCACCACCACCGCCTGTTGCAGTTGCAGATAAGCTACCGCTAATAGAAGACGTACCTCCCGCTTCACCGGGGTTAGTACCAGAGTCACCTCCGTCACCAACAACAACACTTACACTAAAGTCAGAACCTAAAGTAATCGTATCTTGGTCTGCATTAAGGCCGCCAGAGCCACCGCCTCCGCCGCCTCCACCTGTTCCATCGGGTACACCTTCACCACCACGACCACCGCCGCCAACTACAGCGTAGTCAATAGCAAGACGTAGGTGTGCTAGCTTCCACTCGTCACTGTCTTTAATATATACAGCGGCTTCTTTCCATTCGTCAGAATCTTTAACATAAACATTTGTAGCTTCTTTAAATGTGCCGCTGTCTTTGATGCTAATAGGCATTACGCACTGACCTTATACCAAATGTCACCATCAGAACCACCTGTAGGATCAGAGGTGCTGACAGTGCGAGTGCCTTTACCATTCAAGCCATCAGCAATCTTTGCATTTGTCACAGCGGCATCAACAATCTGTGCTGTGTCAATGATATCTGACTGACCAAAGGTTGATTGTACAAATGCAGTGCTTGCAATCTGTGTTGTACTGGTAGCCGCCGCCGCTGTAGGAGCCGTAGGTGTTCCTGCTAATGCAGGGGAGTTAGTGTTTGCTTTAGAATTGATTGCTGTTTGAATTGCGTTAAACTCATCATCAATCTCTGTACCTTTGACAACCTTGAGAGGGTTACCTGTAAGCAGTGCATCCTTAGAAGAAAAGTCTGTTGATTTAGTATATGAACTCATTAGATTGTCCTACCTTGTTTAACATAGACATCCATCTTTTGTATTGACAAAGCCCCACCGTTAAGGTCTGCTTCAAATCCTAATTGTAATACTGATCCACTACCTGATCCCGGCGCACGTACTGTGTCAACCAATGTACCACCTGAGTATTCTGTAATATAGTCACTTGATTGTGTCCATAATGTTACTTGCGTTCTTGTACCCGGAGTCAGTATGTCGCCATGTGTAGGTGAATCAGGATCTGTATCGTAAACAACATCATCGGTTGTGTAATAATAACTATCTGCATCTTCCCATACGTGTAGTGGTACATTATAAACAGGGGTTTCTGCCGTAACAAAATCTACTGTATAATGATCTCCTAATCCGTCAGTAATAGTATCAGCACCTTGAGATACAGCAGACGTTGTTGTTGTTAAACCATAATTAGATAAATTGTACTCATACACTGTACCCACACGTACTGTCAAAGGATAGGAGTTGTACTGGTCACTATAGTCGAACCCTGACTTAACAACAAAGTCCTGTCCTGTGGCTCCAATGACGGTCATAGACAGACGTTTGAGGATCTTTGTTTGTGACGGCGCACCAAGATCAAAGTAGTTTGTAAAGTACACCATGCGATAAGGTTGACCGTTGTCTTGGTAGCCTATATATCTAGCAAGGCCATCCGCATGAGTCATGTATATTTCACCATCAAACCCAAGCCAATCAGTAAACTCCATGTTGTTCCAAATAGTTACACGAGCAGATCCATCTTGTAATGGAGCACGCATGTCAAAACAATACACTTGCTTAGTTGTTGGGAATGCAAGTAAATAGAATGCATTAGTAGGTGAGTATGCCGATTTAATATTAGCAGTTGTCTCAGATTCAACTAACTGCACAAGATCATCACGCACGTTCTTTGACAAGTCACGCATTGGTGTTGACTTCTCTTGAATGACTCGACCTAACGACATCAATCCTGAGTCAGACAAGAATAAAATATCTGTACCTGTGTTCTGTAAGCTGTCTCTTGCAATACACCCAACACCGTTGATCACTTCTACCAGTTGTAGTGTGGTAGGGTCAAGGTAGGTTTGAGAAGTATCACTGTCACCAAAGATAATAATATTGTTCTTACAGAATACAAGTAAGAAACCGTTGTGTGCGCCTAATGCAATAATCTCATCGTTGCCGTACACAAGAATACCAGAAATGTCTAAACTGCCTGATGTGCCTCCATCCCAGTCTGTGCCGTCAAGCAAGTTAGACCAATACAATGTTGTTTTGTTAGTGGCTGTTGATGCCGACCAAATGCGGCCATAAGCTGACAATGCTACGTTTGCTTCAGGAGGTACATCATGATACCAAGCGGCTGTAATTGTACCTGTAGCAGGGTTGTTAGAATTAGAACTTGGCAGTGTATAAGTATAGGTGTTTGTGCCTGTCACCGTAACAGTAAACGTACCATTAAAGACAGCTTCATTAGCACCACTGATTGTAACAGGATTGCCGGATGTAAACCCATGACTTGTATGTGTAACCGTTGCAGTCGTTGAGTTTGAAGTAATTGTAACTGTAGCGGTACTTAATGCATCGCTCATATCTTTGACTTCGCCTGAAACAGTGTCAAAGAATAATGGTTCATATCCTGCTTGGAACAAGTATGCCGCATCATTTAGTGTAACAGCCTGCCAGTTACCTTCAGTAATCGACTGTGATCCTGAGTAGGTAACAGCGTTAAGCGTACCTGCAGAGTAAATGTAAAAGTTTGTATCTGACCACACACCAAAGTATTCAGTTGCATCAATATCAACAAACCGATGCATACCTTGAAGACCAACGTCAGTAGACTCGTCTAAAAATGTCCATCCTTTTCTAGCACCTAAGCGTCCAAACTTATCAATCACACAGTTGGTAGCCTGTAGTGCAAAGCCTGACTCAAGCGTAACACCAGACTCTTGGGTGTTTAGTCCAAAGAAGCCCGGTGCGGCAATACTAGCTGACTGTAAGGGAGTAGCCATTTATACTGTCCAGATAATTTCTTCAGGATGTTTAGCTGAATCAAATGCAATTGCATCGTTCAACACACGAGCCGCTGTAGCATACGCAGAGTTTGCAGAAGCACCACCATCCTCACCACGCTCTTCGACTGCTTTAGCATACGCAAGCATTTGCACTGGCTTTTCAGGAATTAATAGTACGTTACTATCTACTGTCAATTCTGCTTGAGGCATGATTACGTTAAAGCGTAAGTTAAATGCACCATTAGGAATAGGATATAAATCTACTTGCGTATCGCCATCACTAGAGATACCATTAAATGAGTAGTACCTAGGTGTGCCATACGCAGGAGTTTGATTTAAGAACCAGTTGTTAAAATCAGACGCTGTACGGTAAGTCATAAAGAAATTACCTGTGTCATTCACAACATCCAATACCTTAAATCTATTCTTAGTACCGTTGAGTTCGTAGTTGAATGTACCAGACACAGTTGTTGCTGACAACGTAGTACGTAGTGCTGACCAGTTCCAAGCGTTTTCACACTCTTCTTTTGCATCGTTAACCAACACACCAATCAGAGTAGAATACGCAGTCTCGTTTACTGTAGAGACAGTACGTTCTCTCAAGCGTCTGAGAATATTGTTTACTATTTCAAGATACGTCATTTGCGTTTCCTACTTAAGAGATTAATATTATAGCACACTTTTGCTATTTTGTCAACCCCTACCACTTAACTTTATCAGCCCAATAAGCCGCTGACATTTTACCTTTACTAATGTTGCGTCCATGACGGGCTTTAAATGATGCACGTTTCTTACGCATTGCTTCAGACTCACCTGCTTTAGGCTTGCCTGCAGTCTTAGCACCTTGTTCACCAAACCGAATAGTTTTTACTTGATCACCTTGCTTAGCCACAACAACGTGTGACTTTTTTGGGTGATTGGGTGTACGCTTTGGTTTGTTGTAACCACTGACACCTGCTCTCTCAAGCCTTGAGTCTTTCTTACTTGGCATTGGTCTTTCTCCGTTTGCCTGATGCTGTTACTTTATGTTTGATCTTTGCAGGTCCAGTCTTGCGTGTTGTGCTTGACTTCTTTTCTGCCGCTGTCATTTTCTTGGCTACTGCCTTTGGACGGCATGACGGGTAAGGGCGTTTGGAACTTCCTTTTGCGCTTTTGCGCCCACACTCTTTGCCTGTCTTCAGATCTACCCACTCTTCCTTGAACCACTTGGTCAACCCACCTTTCGGTTTACTTGTACTTCCCGCCACGCTTCTTGTACTCCTTGGTTAACCATCCACTTGCATACGCAGAAGGCCAGACTTTATACTTCTTCTTTGCCTCAGCCTTTACACGGTTGTACAGTGCTTTGTTGGTAGGCGTAGCCATTACTTCTTACCTAAACATTTACCTGCGGCTTTACACTTAGCCTTAGACTTACAACCTGCACATGTCTTGAACATTTTCTTTGCAGGTGCTTTCTTCTTACCGTATGGCATAATACTTTCCTTAAAACGTAGTTGTTTCTGTTGGAGTCTTTGGTTCTTCAGGCGGTAGTGTATACACTGGCCCTTCGTACTTACACTTCATCACACCAGTTGTTTTGTCTGGAGTACATGAAATCTTTGGATCTTTTTTCTTTTCTGTTTTCTTACCCATTACTTGTAATCCCTGATATATTCATGAGTACAAGAGTCTTGACCACACGCAGATGGTTGTTTCTTTTTCTTCTTAGGCATAGGCTTGTCAAGACGATTCTTCTTAATAAATGCTTCGTCTTTCTTACGCTCTTCTGCCTCTTTCTTCATGTCACGTTGGACTTGTCCCGGATCACGCATGTTATTTCTTTCCTATCATTTCTACAATTCCCTTACCGGCCTTGACACCAAAGCTAGCAAGAACAATCACCATGAGAATCTCATGATACCAAATCGGCAAAGTTGCCAATGCGTTGAACCCCGCTTGGATATGTTCTACCATGCTTGGTATAAAGACAAGTATCAGCGGGATGCTGAACACTATCGTTAACCACTCGTCTTTCCACGAGTTCTTGGAAGCCTCTGCCATGATGCGTTCCCAATCCGCTGTGGACTGTGCCGCTGTTTTCAGTGCGGTGGCTTTGGCCTCTGCGGTGGCCTTGGTTGATTCCGCCTTGGCACTGACCCATGTACCTGCCAAGTTCGTGATAGCTGTGACTAACCCAATCATGAGGCATTTCCTGTTACGTCCGTCTGTACACACACTGCTTCGTAGTTTATCTTAGGCTGTGGCGCTGTTGCCATGAAATACTCACGGGCTTCAAAGCACTCGTCCATTGTTGCAAATGGCCCTTGAGGATAGACAGCGTAGCCATCAGACTGAATTAGGATTGCAAATAATAACCACATAGGTGACCTACTGTTTACTAAGCCAGTAGAAGATGTATATCACCAAACCAACGGCTGAGAGAACGCTAACGCCCAAACAGATGCTAATACAAAGATCAA